TTAGTTGATGCAGCAAACCTTGAAATGAAACAGCGGGAGGCTACCTATGTACAAGCAGTCGAAAGCTTGCAAAAATCGTTCGAAGAAAGGGAAGCGCAAGCCCGGGAAAAAGATGCTGTGGTTGTTACTCAGCTTCGTCATGACGTTCGCCGGTTGCGCCTCGCAGTCACCGATTGTAGTGCGCCCAGAGGGGGTGAACCTGCCTCCTCCTCCGGGGAACCTTCTAGTGCCCGAGCCGGAGAACTTACGCCAGAGGCTTCTGCAGCTCTCTGGGGAATCGCCGCCGATGGAGACCGAGCAATTAGAAAACTAACAGCCCTACAGGAATGGGCAAAAGCCGCTGTGACTCTATGTTCAGATGAGAAAGAGGTGAAACATGATCGATAAAATTATGAAACGTCTGAGACCCTTCGTGGACTTGACCGCATGGGTTCTGCTATTGGCCAGCTTAGTGCCCCTTTTCCTCTTGGATAAGGCTATGGTGTTGACTTTGGTGAACTGGCTGGTTTTTGGTTTGGCTATCGCGGGAGTCACTGTATTTATCAGCCGAATGTTGCTGCCTAATATTGATATGTCTGAAACTATCGACCAGGCGATGGGAAATCAGAGCGTACCCGCAGCAATCCTGTTTTTTGGGGTTACGTTCCTCATGGGATCTATCTTCATAGGGTTAGTGTTATGGTCAGGAACCTAATCATTGTGATTTTAGCTATCCTGGGGTGGCTGTTCGGAACCGTTGTTGTAGCTGGTTCTTACCTCCCCCCGGGGGCTATACAGTATGCTCCAGTACTCGTGGAGAAGCAGCAGGAGATTTGGCCTGACGCTCAGGAACCGTGGACCCTTGCCGGCCTGGTTGAGCAGGAAAGCTGTATCAGTCTGAAACACAGTAAGTGCTGGAACCCGAGGGCGGAGTTGAAAACTTCTCGTGAGTATGGTTTCGGTATGGGCCAGATAACAAAAGCCTACCGAAAAGACGGCTCACTGCGATTTGACAAGTTCGCCGAACTCCGAGAACGGTACAAGACCCTTCAGAACTGGAGCTGGGACAGACGATTTGATCCCGGGTTCCAGTTGACTGCGATTACTGAGATGGTCCGAGGGTTGTACAACCGTGCCTCCTTTGGGCGGACAGTCCAAGATCGGTGGTGCTTTTCTCTTTCCGCCTATAACGGGGGGATGGGATCTGTACTCAAAGACCGCCGATACTGTGCCAATAAAGACAATTGTGATCCGGATGTTTGGTTTGGTAACGTGGCGGAGAATAGTTTAAAATCGAAGCGACCCCAAAAAGGGTACGGGGGTAGGTCCTGGTTCAGCATTAATAGGTCTTATGTGGACAACGTGATGAACTTGCGCCGGGCTAAATATGAAGTGTTTTGGAGACCCACATGAGCTTTACTGTTCAAGACGATACCGGAACTGTAGCAGGGGCAAATGCCTATAACACGGTAGCGGAATTCAAGACCTATCACGATGATCGTGGAAACGATTATTCGGCGTTCAGCGACGAACAGATCCAAATCGCGTCAATCAACGGAGCAGACTACACGGACATCCGATTCAAGTACATCGGAAACAAGCTACACGGTCGGGATCAAGTGACCGAGTGGCCCAGAGGGGATGCTGTGGACCGAAGCGGAGATTTGGTCATTGGGGTTCCCATCGAAGTAAAGGAAGCGGCCATGGAATATGCCTTTCGGGCTCTGTCCGCTTCTCTAGTATCAGATCCGGACCGGGACACCACCGGCGCAGTCGTTAAATCAAAGTCGGAACAAGTGGGACCTATCAAGTCCTCGGTCAGTTACGCTCTGGACGGGACTTTTTCAATGCCCCGCTACCCTCTTGCTGATCAGAAATTGCTGAAGGCCGGTTTGGTAGTGTCCGGGGGCCGTGTTCGGAGATCCTAATGGCAGACTACTCTGGGTTTATCGCGCTGGCCTACCGACTCATAAACCAAAAAGGCGGGTCGGCTACGCTACGCACCTTCACCAAGCTGCCAGCAGCAAATCCGGATCAGCCTTGGAAGGTTCCTGATTCTACTTATCTGGATACCCCGATCACTGCAGTATTCCTCCCATTTGATAGTGCTTCAGCGGAGTCCTTCCAATTTGCTCCTGGAAGCGAAGTTCAAGAGGGGGATGAAATGGTCTTAGTTGCTGGGGCGGCAGTAGTGGAGGAGCCCTCTGCAGGTTCGCTTCTTATCAAGGGTTCGGAAACTTTGACGGTGATTTCGGGTAAGAGATACGCACCCGACGGCACTTCACTAATCCTATTCGTTCTTCATGCGAGGTCCTAATGTCATTACCTACCTACGGAGGAGCAATAGACGAAATCCTGGGCTTATTCTATGAGGCCTGGAAGGTAGGTACTCCAGCCCTCAACGGGGGCTCTATCGTCACGGTACTTTGGCCTGGGATACCCGAGCCCGAATCCCCACCCCCAACGGAGCCGTTCGCAAGGGTACGCTACCGCCATACGAGTAATAGCGGCCAAACTCTAGCGCCCAAAGGATCACGGAGGGTGACCCGTGAGGGCTTAGTGACTATTCAAATTCTCGTGCCCTTTATTGACGGAGGGGGCTTAACTTTAAGCCAAAATTTAGCGATAATTGCGAGGGATAGTTTTGAGGGGGTAGGTACTCCCTCGGGCATCTGGTTTCGAGACACCCATATACGGGAGATTGGCCCTACTGACGGGATGTTTCAACACAATGTCTTATCGGCATTCACTTATGATGAGTTGAGGTAATTATGGCCAACAAAATTGACTCCAATGTTACTGGGTGTTCCTTCGCTGAGGAAGAAAGCATCAAGGTGCTCCCAGTAACTCCGGTTTGGTACCAGCTGGAACCGAACGGATACAACGATTTTGGAGGCCAGTTGTCGTTGGTCTCCAGAAATCCCATCAACCCGTCTCGTCAGAAAAAGAAAGGGGTGATCACGGATCTTGATGCCTCTGGCGGACTTGGTCAAGATCTGACCCAAAACAATCTGACTCGTTTGCTCCAAGGCTTCTTCTTCGCGGACATTCGTGAGAAAGCTTCGTCGGCACCTATGAACGGGGCTGCCGTAACGATTACCGGCGTGACCGCCGTGGACGACACTTACGCGGCTGCGAGTGGACTGGATGTATTTGCCGCTGATTACTTGGTTCTGGCTTCCGACTTCGACCAAGCTGCAAATAACGGTCTGAAGCTGGTATCTTCGGCGGTTGCTACTGGAGTAGTGGTTGGGGACGGTCTAGTTGATGAGACCCCGCCGGCAAACGCAAAACTTCAGGTGGTGGGTATTCAATTCAGTACTGGGGAAGTGGATGTGGATGTGTCGGGGTCCTACCCGAGATTGACCAGGGCAAGCGGAGCCAGGGACTGGACTACCCTGGGCTTGATCCCCGGGGAATGGTGTCACCTCGGAGGCGACACCGCTGCTACCGTATTCAGTAATGTGCCCAACAAAGGCTTCATCAGGGTTAGGGCGGTCGGGGTCGATTATATCGAGTTGGACAAGACCTCGTACACTATGACAGCTGAGACTGGAACCGGAAAAACTATACAACTCTTTTTCGGCAACGTTATCAAAAACGAGTCCAGTCAAGCACTCATCACTCGCCGCACCTATCAGATCGAACGGCAGTTGGGTGAGGACGATAACGGGGTGATGTCTGAATACCTAGTGGGCGCAGTGCCGAGTGAACTCAGTCTCCAGATACGGCAGGCTGATAAAGTTACTGTGGATCTCAGTTTCATCGCTACGGATAACGAACAGCGGGACGGGACCACCGGTGTAAAGAGCGGAACCAGGACCACCATCACGGATGCTCCGGCATTCAACACCTCCTCGGACTTTTCGAGGATCAAGATGCATCAGATTACAGCTGGGAATGCTAACCCGGATGCGCTGTTTGCGTACCTCACCGAAATGACGTTGACCATTAACAATAACGTATCGCCCAACAAGGCGGTGGGTGTGCTGGGAGCATTCGATGTCTCGGCAGGGACGTTTTCTGTGGAGGGCTCGGTCACCGCGTACTTCGCCAACATTGCTGCTGTCCAGGCCGTTCGTAACAATGAGGACGTGACGGTGGACTTCGCCTTGGTCAAGAATAACGCCGGTTTGGTTATGGATGTACCCTTGCTCGCCTTGGGCGAAGGGCGGTTGAATGTAGAGCAGGATCAACCCATCACCCTCCCGTTGTCTATCGATGCAGCCGAAGGTTCCAACAACCATACGCTTTTATTCAACGAGTTTCCATATCTTCCCTCGCTCGCCGATCTATAATAGCTAGGCGATAGACCTATTGTAAGGGGCTTTGGCCCCTTCTTTTTAATCACAACGGAGAACCCCTATGAGTGTTTACGGTATTTTCAAAACCAACAAAGATTTGGAAAACTCTGGGATCTGGATCGAGTATGGTGATGATCCGCCTATCCGTTTCCGGATAGCCCGGGCGGGAGGAAACAATAAAGCTTTCGCTAAGCTGCTGGACAAACTCACTCGTCCAGTTCGGAAACTCCTGGCCAACAATGCGCTGAGTGACGAAGCTGCCACCAAGATTTACCAGGAAGCATTCATCAAGACGGTTCTCTTGGGTTGGGAGAACGTCACGGATGAGAAGGGGGAGCCGATGGCTTGTACCTTCGATAATGCTATGAAGCTGTTTGATGATCTTCCGGATCTCTTCGCCGATCTGAAAGACCAGGCTTCCAATATGGCTCTTTTCCGCGAAGAGGAACTGGACGCTGTAGTGGGAAACTCTGGGAGGTCCTCTGCTACGGATTCGAGCAAGGACCTGTAGAATCAAAGATCATTGAGCAATCGGTGCGGTTCGGTATGCCTTTGCCGGACCGTATCGCGAACGCGCCAGAACTTTTCTTTGGGTCTGAATTCTACTACAATTGTTTCTTGGAGCTGACCTCCTCCCGAGCTGTAGGAATGGGGGTGGGTCCTATCTCGTATCTCTCTATGTTGGAGTACTGTGTGTTGAACGATATTACCGGAGAGCAACGAGACGATTTGTTGTGGATTGTCCAGAAGCTGGATAGTAAGTACCTGAAGTGGAGCACCGATAATGGATCTGAACGGGTTCAGCCGAAGAATGAGACTGGTGGCAAGAAGGGTTGAAGTAAACAGCGATAGGCTGGTGCGGAAAACTGCACTGGCTATTGATCAGGCTGTTGTGCTTGGGACCCCCGTGGATACCGGCAGAGCCCGATCGAACTGGTTGGTGGAAGTAGGTTCTGCCAGAAGTGATACGATAGAACCTTATGCCCCCGGAAGTGGTCGGAGCACAGAATCCAGGAATACAGAAGCAGCGCTGGACCAGGGACGGTCGGCGGTCGCTAGATACCAAAACGGACAAGAAATTCATATCACAAACAATTTACCGTATATCAGTAAGCTCAATGATGGGTCATCCGCCCAAGCCCCTGAGAATTTCGTAGAAACCGCGATAGTCGAAGCCCAGGCAGCTGTGGCTAGACAGCGAATAGTTGATGAGGATTAGGATCATGAGATGGCAAGTGAACGGATTGACATCATCGTATCGGAGCGCGGTTCTCGAACTGTAAGACGCAACCTTGAGGACGTAGGCAGGTCAGCCCGAGGTTCTGCTGGGGGAGTTGATTTACTAAAAAGGGCTCTGGCTACTATCGGGGTGGGGATCTCTGCTCGTGAGATGCTCAAATTGGTCGATACTTCGACCCAGCTTCAAAATCGCCTTCGGGCAGCTGGGGTGGAAGGAGCGAATCTCTCAGCTGTCTACCAGGAGTTGTTGAAAACGTCCAACGCTACTCGGTCCTCCTTCGAGGGCTCAGTCGAGCTGTTTTCCCGTTTGGCCATTTCTTCCAAGGAGCTGGGAGTTTCGCAACGGGAGTTGATCGATTTCACCACCTCTTTGAACCAAGCCATAAAATTGTCTGGGGCTTCGGCCCAGGAAGCTGAAGCCGGTCTCATACAGTTGTCTCAGG